CGCGTTGAGGTTTTTCATATGCCTGCCCTCTCCGAAGCCTTGCGGCAATGGTCGTCCTCTACGCTATCGAGTAACGAGGTGAGCCATGTCCCCAAGCGCGTGAGCGTCTTCTCTCGTTGGTTAGCTCCCAGGACAGCAGAAACGGAATGATTACCAAAAGGAACGCCTTTATCCATTAGAAGCCTATTAAGGAACTTTGAAGCCGTAACGGAGACAATAGTTGAAACGTCCCTAAAGAGGTCGTATATGGCTCTCCAAATGCTTCTGAGGATATCTGAGGCGATGAAGTAAAGCGACTCGCCAAAGGAGTACACAATCCCAACGGGAATTGCTACGATTGCGAGAACCAAGAGGAGGAGGACTTTTAGTATTTTCATTATTCGGGATCTTCAGGGAACCAACCCAGCTCGACCATTTCTTCATACGTCCTTACGGTTGTAGTGCTGGGAACGATTGCCCCAAACGGGAACGATTGCGAGTTGAGAACGTAGGAAGACAACTGCCGCACCTCTGCTTCCGTTAGTTCCGTCATAAGCGATATAAGCCGTTCTAACGTAGCCAATGGACTCACGGGTATGTTGTATTCGGTATCCACTTGCAAAGCGAACTGCACCCCGTCAGGATGCTCCACCATGCCGAATACCTTCCCATCGTGTTGATAGGGTTCTTGGGTTGCAAGTGGTGCGGTCACGCAGTAGAGTTCGCGGCTGATTCTTTCCGCGCGTTGCTCGCTTGTCAAAACGCCTTCAGGGAGTACTATGATATAGCCGTTCATATTGTTATGTCGTAGAAGGTTGCAATGTTGGTTTCGATGTTTGAGCGGTTGGTGGATTGGTCGGAATCGTAAATAATTACCTCGTGAATTTTACCGTTAAAATATGCGCTCGTTAAATCTCGTGAGCCTATTTTTAATGTGGCAGTATTAGTGCCGACAATGCCCGCCGTACCCGTAGCCGTTTGCAAAACTCCGTCTGTATATAATATTGCACCGCCTGAAGCAACTGAAAATAAAGAATCTAAAACCTGATTTGTCGTTGTGTTCGACCACGTTGTAGTTTCTAAAGGACTGTATTTTGCATACTGGTCTTTTCCACTCCCGCTCATTCCGTATTTAAAACCGTCCGCTGTTGAACTCATTATAAGGTCTTGAGGTTTGCTCGTTGTGTCGTCATATTTATAAGGAACAAATAAACTCATCGCGCTGTTACTCACAACATTACTTGTGCTTTCAAGCGTGTCGTTGCTTCCATCAAACTGAACCGCAGGTTTCCCGTTCTCCACTATCACCGCACCGCTTGAAACGATTTTCGGTTGATTCGCTGTGGTCGTCTGCGTCGCGTCGTTTGTCGATGCTTGGTCGTACCAAGTCTTCACGAAGGCATCGCCCGTACCTGCGAAAGCCAAAAGAGAAACGGTATCGAGTTCACCGAATACGTTGAAATTTATATCTTGTTCGGTGTTGTCTGACGACCTACGGACGCGAATCGCTGAACCAACATAGCTCGAGTCTAAAAGCCTTAAAGAGTATGCGGCTGCGGCACCTGAATACGTGTCAAGGAGTGGCGTGTTTTGGGTGAAGTAGTCGCCTACGTTTTCTTCGATGCTCGTTTGGTCGGATGCTGATTTTTCGGAATTGTAAAAAATCATTTCCTGACCGATACCAGCGTAATTGAACCAATTACCACCCATAACCACCTTGACGGGTATATCGCCTGAAAGAGATTGTGTGTTTGCTAAAGTTCCGTTTAGCGTCAACGGAACGCTATTGCTCGAATTTCTGTTGTGTGTTTGCAGTAGGCGTGTACCTTCAACAGTAAACGGAACATCGTAATAGGCAGTCCCTGAGTTTGTAATCAATCTCCAGTTCGTGTTTACGTTAGCAAAATAAATCCAAGTCAATTGCCCCGTACCGCTTGAATCACCGCCCCAAGGGTTGGCTGTTGCTTTTGTTGTGCATAGCGTGAAAATTGAAGCTTCATTTGACAGAGCAACCGTAGAGCTTAAAGGCAGCTTACTCGTTGAAGTACCTTGTAACGCCACGCGCCCTTGCTCCTTCACCAATGCGCCACCCGTATAAATCGTCGGTTCGTTTGCAGGTGCCGCCGCCGTCGCTGTATTCCCGTTTCCTGATTGGTCCAGCCACTGATACACCGTGCAACTCGTACCCGTGCAGAACGAAATAATATCAGCCTCCGAGATGTTGCCTGAACCGTCAAAGCCGATTGTTGTGGTCGTGCTATCCGATGCCCTGCGGATTACCATGCAGTCCGTTACATTGCCGTTGAGCCTTCGCGTGGAATAAGCTGCCTCTGCTCCGCTTCCATACGTCTCGTTGAGTAAGCCCGTGAAGGTAGGAGCGGCGGCTTCCTCTGCCCACGTTTGAAGCAACGTGAACGGTGGCACGCCATACGTCGCGCCGTCTTCAAAGCCTTCAAAGGTTGCCACGGTATCCGCGTAAGCGGTATCATCGGCAAAGGTATGAATCAAAGTATAGTCCCCGATTACGTCCGCGTCTGTAATGAATCCCGTCTTGTGGTAAATCTTCCGCACGATTACTTTGCCCGCCGCTGGGGTATCGCTTTCGGGGTCGATGAAAGTGCCGTCGCCCTCCGACTTTACCGAGTAAGCACGTTCGGCAAATATCGTAGGCATTTCTTTCCCAATTTCGACCTCGTCTTGAAAACGGTTAGTATAGCTATCCTGAGACGTGAAAGCGTTTGTAGCGCTGTCGTATATAAGCGCCTGATTTGCTGTCGGCGTGCCAACTATTGAAACGTCGCTCAAGTCGCTTAAATCGGTCGGTATCGTATTGAGTTCGGTTTGTAAACCCGTAACGCTGTTAATGGGGATATGTATTTCGTCTTGGTCAATTGTAACCCATTCGCCTTGCTGGTATGCAATTAATTGCCCGTCGCTAGGCGTGCCCGTATCAACGTCGTTTAAATCATCGAAGTTTAATATAACCGTGCCCGTCAAGCCGTTTACGCTGTCCACCAAGCCGCCCGCGTCATCCGCCGGCACCCAGTTGCCTGTTGCCGCGTCGTAACTCAGGATTTGATTATCCGTAACGCCTGCAACGCTGACATCTGACAGCTCGCCCAACGTTACCCCGGTAATGGGTGAACCTTGCGCAATCTCGAAATCTGTGCGGCTTATTCGCACTTCATAATCTGCGGTTATGTTATATGCCCGCTGTGGTTCATCAAAATCAATAATTTCGTTTATGTACTGAATGCTTTGAACATTTACGCCGCTGTAAGTGCCCTTTACGCGGTCCAAAGCAGCGCGAACAGCTACGCCCATATCGATGGCCTGCGTATACTTTTCAGAAAATACATTTACTTCAACTTCTGCCGTGTCCAGCTTCGAAGGCTCGCGCTTTGTGTCGCTAGGTTCGTTATTGCTGACGTTGTAAACGATATACGGCAAGGCGGCGTTTTGTTGCGCAACCTCCGGATAAATTCGCGTTCCAACAATTGCCGTCACATCGCTGGCGTTCGTCAATAAATAGTAAATGGCTTTTCCTACAGTCATCGCATATATCTTTCAAATTCTTTGCGGTAAAGCGTAATTTGCTTTGCCCTTGCTTTTGGTTCCCCACTCTTTAAACCTTTCGAAATTTTGCCTTTCATAGGCGTATTGATTATAACACCGCCGCCGCCGGGCTTGCCGCCCTTTCTCATTTGCGAAGGTCGCGCACCCATTTCTACAATGTGCGCAAACCAACCGTCAGCGCCATCGCGCACCTTCTTTTTTAAATTTGTCTTTCCCGCTTTGTTTGCTCGCGGTCCTGCAAATGCCGTGTTACTTTTATTTCCAAACCATACGCCAATCGACTTTTTGAGCTGGTCACGTTTTACAGTTGTAATTTTTCCGTTTCGGTGGATTTCAATATCTTCTTTGTACGCTTTTAGGTTGCTGCGCGTCGTTTGTACAATTGCTTTTGCCGCCGTTCGGTTTGCCTTTCGGAATTCCTTTTTATTGATTACACCAAAACCGGCTGCGCGGTCCAGCCTTTTTTCGATTTTTTTTATTTGGCTTTCTATGCTTTCCATTACTCGCCGCGTAAAGTTGTAATTAATCGAATACCTTCGTTTCGCCCAATTTCCTGCACGCCTTCAATTTGATAGATTTCGTTGTTGTACGTTACGCGGTCCGACGTTTTAAGGTTGCTTAAAGTGTTGCTGTAGCGTATTGTAAAATTTACGCGCTGTTCGCTAAAAATCTGTTCGCTTTGTATGCTTTCGCTTCCGCCTACCCTGTACGTAACATCAGCCCAAACGGTAGCCAATGCCGCCCACGTTTCTACGCGTTCACCATACGCGTTTGTCGTCAGCGTCGCCCGCTCGATAGCTATACGGCGGTCCATCTTGCCAAACCTCATACAGCTAAAATATTGCGATAAGGTGAAACAAGCGAATGGATGCCTAGAGGCAACTCGCGCACGGTGCCGCCGCCTGCGACAACTTCCTGCCGGTTTTCGTATAGGTGACCGACAAGCAAGCGAATGGCGTGAATTAACGGCTGCGGTATATCGGCTTCGGCGTACCCTACGTTCATATTGATTTGCACAGCGTTAAAAGTGTCGTCGTACAAATCTGGCACATTGTCCCACGTTATGCGCGCTGATTTGGTTTTTATGTCGAACCAATACTTTGCCGTTGGTAACGTAGCGGTTTGGTTTGCCGTGTCTGTATACGTCACGGACGCAATCGAATTAACTGGGCCAATTGGAAAACGCGCGTTATAAAAATAATCGATATAACCCACGGCGCTTACGTCGCCCAGTCGCGTGTTGCATATATCTTCAATCCATGCAATTGCCGCATCTCTGAGCGCTTCAATTAACGTGTCTTCGTCTGTATGGTCAACGCGCAAATGCTCTTTAAGCTGTGCCACGGTGATAATGCTATTCAGGTCGGGCGTGCCTGTTATTTCTACGGTCATCATGTCGCTAAAATACGGACAAAAAAAAGAGGGACCGAAGCCCCTCTTTCCAATGAAATAAACCTAACCAAATTAGGAGAGCTTCACCGCTCGGCTCAATGCGCCGGGCTGTCGCAAATCGAAGTCAAAGAATCGATTAACGTGCAATGCAATCTGTGCAGTGCCTGCATCGCTGTAAGGGTCAACAAGCAAATCAATGCCACCGAAGTAAGCCAAGATTCCGCCCTGCTGGAAGTTTCCGAAAATCATTCGGCCACCTGTTCCAGTTGCGTCCAGCGTATCGTTTACCAAGTAAGGCGTAGCAACTGCGTTGTACATATTGAACTGGCCATTTTCCCACAATGGAGTCACGCCAGCAACCTGTGCAACGGACTTCGAAAGTAGGTAAGCCTGTGGACTCATAACGTACGAAGCGCCTCCAAGGTTTCCACCTGCTGCAAGCACGGCGGCTTCCATTGCGTTTGCAACTGTTGCAGACAAAGCAGCGTCAGCAGTGTTGTAAACATCTACGTCAGTCGATGCCATGATAGTATCAAAAGCATAGTCGTCTACGTATGCGTTCATCGCTGCGGCCAACTCGTTGGCAATAAGCGCATCTACTTCGCCACCGCCCTGCAAAACAAGTTGCTTGCTGTACTTGGTATTAGCTGCAACTCGCTGCGGCGACAAAGTCAGGCTGTCCATATCCAAGCCTGAAGCTGCATCCTCTGAAACTTCTGTTTCGCCTGTACCTGCGGCCTTCGTGCTTACGCGTGGAAACTGCAAGTTGCCTGTAGCGTTTCGAATTACTGTTGTGCCCAATCCTTCGACTACCGTAGGCGCTCGCAGTGCTTCAATTGCAGCAGGTACAACAGTTGGAACAAATCCCGCACCCGCTTCGCCACTTCCTGCTTGGAAGTCGTCAGCTGTACGCAAAGCGATTGAAGGGATTGCAATTTGTCCAGCCATCTGCAAGCCCTGTGAACGTGCTTCTTTGCTTGCCTCACTTGCCCACTCTGCTTCTGCACCTTCCAAGTTTCGACCGTTTGCAACGGCAGCGACTGCACGGCTTAGGGAAAAAGAACCGTTCACGCGCTCAACTTCGCGCTGCTCTGATGCGCCTGCGCTTCCTGTTTGCGCCATGCGTGCGACCATTTCCTGTTCACGCGTTTTGTGCTTAATCTTTACATCCAAATCTTGAATAAGGTTGTCAAGCTT